GCTCGCCATAAACCGCCTTGGCGGCTTGCTCTGCGTTCATGGTGCGGGTGACGACGTTGGCTAGGCGGGTGGCGTAGGACATTGTCTTGGTTCCTTCGTTTGCGGGGTTTACGTTAGGGTCTACTGAGGCGCTCACGTTTGAGCATGAGCGCCCTATAGAGCCTAGGCGCTAGCGTTGACGATAGCAGCGGGCGAAAATGGTGAGGTGTTTGGTCATTGGGCGACCGGACGGTCTGACGCGCCGCGAACCTTGCGCCGCTCGATGTCGACGAAATCCATCGCCGCTTCTTCGCTCTGGAAGGTTTGGGCGACGGGCGGGCGCGAGCCGCCAGAGTGAAGGCCGTAAGAGTCGTCCTCGTTCTTCGTGATGTCGTAACCTCGGTAAATGGTCATCTCTCTGTCTCCTGTTGGCGTGAGGTGATTGATCATACCTGAATATGTGAGGGTTACAAATGTTAATTTGTAACAGTGAACTTGTGGAGGGTTCAAAAACGAGAAGTGGGGAAGGGGAGGGGGAATTGAGTGGCTTCCCCTGCCCGTCCAGACCCTCCCGAAATGCCCTGTTCGCCCATAAGTACACATAACGCAACACTCGCGTCCAAGTCATCGAAATCGGTCTTTATCGGTCTTTGGACGGTTTTGGCTAAATCGTCCAATCGGTCTATTTCCGACATTTACCCCTTTAGATCGGTCTTTGACCCGTGTTCGTCGGTCTTTTTCCGACCCTAATCCGACATTGCCCAACGAGGGACCGATCTGACGGGGGGGATACTATATCCCCCCGTCGGTCCCGTCGGTCGGTCTTTTGGCCGGTCTTTCAGCTGGGCTGTAAGCATGAACAATCATACTCATTATATACACGCGCCTATGCACCTGCCCCGCCCGCCTGCCCATGCCTAGCTCTGCATCATTGCCCAGCCCGTACGATCAACGTCACGCCTCGACGCGCCATGACAGGGGCGCATGACAGGGGCGCGTCATGGGCGGGCGCGTGGCCCGATAATGTCGACCGGGGCAGTGGGGTATGGCGAGGCGAGGGGGTACCCCCTTCGATGTCGGTGGGGGGGGGTGCGTGTCTGTGTCTGCCCCTCCCCACAAATTTTTTGCCCAAAAACAGTATTTACCCGCCCTAAACTTGACTACCCCCGCCCCCACCGCCACTATGCTAATGCGTGACTGCCACAGCGGTGCGCGAGCGGTCGTTGGTCCTCGCACGACGGGACTGCTCGGCGGGGGTGTGTGTGGCGCGCATCCCCGCCTACGCCACAGCGCCACGGAGTTATGAGATGATTGATCCATTTAGGGTCGGAGGCCCTGCGTTGATTTCGTTCAGCGGCGGCAGGACTAGCGCCTATATGCTCTGGCGCATTTTACAAGCACACGGGGGGGGCTTCCTAGTAATGTTGTGGTGGCCTTCGCTAACACCGGCAAGGAACATGAGGAAACGCTTCGTTTTGTGCATGAGTGTGGATCGCGCTGGGGCGTAGAAATTGTCTGGCTTGAGTTTCTAGCTAGGTCTGGACCGCGCAACGAGCGTTACGAGGTCGTTGGCTACAATAGCGCCAGCCGCAACGGCGAACCTTTTGCCCGCCTGATTAAGGCCAAATCCTATACGCCGAATCAGCAAATGCGGTTCTGCACTGACGAGATGAAAGTTTCAGCCATCAGCCATTACTGCGTAAGCGAACTTGGCTGGGATTCATGGGCTAATGTGGTTGGACTTCGCCATGATGAAGGCCATCGCTGCTTGAAAGCCTACGCAAAGAATGATGAGGGCAAAAGCCCGTGGCAGACGGTATGCCCGCTTGATAAGGCTAGGGCTACCAAGGCAGACGTTGCGGCGTTCTGGAAGGCCCAGCCCTTTGATCTGAAGCTAGATAAACGCCTTGGCAACTGCGATATGTGCTTCTTAAAGGGCCGGGGCATCCTCAAGACCCTGATCCGCGAGAACCCCGGCATTGCCGACTGGTGGATCGAGCAGGAACGGGTCGGTAAGGGGTCGTTTAACAAAGAGTTCGCATATGCCGACTTGGTGCGTGAGGTTGAACAACAGCCGCATCTGTTTGATGAGTTAGTGGATGAGGAGTACGACGCAGAGTGCGGGCTGGCATGTAGTCCACATTGACTTATCCCCTCATTTGCTTGAAACTGCCCTTAATCTCCTGAGATTTGGTGACCAATGCCCAAAAGCAGCACGACATTTGTACCTAAAGGCAGCGACAGGCAGGGTGTGGTCCCGCCCGGTCGGCCCAAGGGGCTTAAGAACAAGTCATCTGAGGCGGCTAAGGCGGCTATTGCCAGTTTTATCGACGGCAATGCCAGTCGCATCCAAGGCTGGCTTGATGAGATTTACGAGCGTGAGGGTCCGAAGGCGGCGTTTAACTGCTTTTCGGACATGCTTGAGTATCATGTGCCGAAGCTGGCGCGCACTGAGGTCACTGGCGCTGATGAAGGCCCGGTTGAGATTGTGATCTCGTGGGCCAAAGACGAATAGAGCTACCGTACACGGCGCGGGCGGCGTTTATGCCGTTTCACAAGCGCGACCAGCGTTGGGCGTGTCTTGTAGCGCACCGCCGCGCCGGTAAAACGGTCAGTGCGGTGAATGACATCATTGCTAGGGCGGTGATGAGCACGGGTCCAAACCCGCTTTTTGGCTATATTGCGCCATATCGTAGTCAGGCCAAGAGCGTTTCTTGGGACTATTTCAAATGGTACGCCAAGCCGATCATTAAGCAGACGAACGAGGCGGAACTTCAGATCACTTTGGTGAATGGGGCTCAGATCAGGCTGTTTGGGGCTGATAATGCTGACGCCATGCGTGGTCTTGGCTTTGACGGCATTTACATGGACGAATATGGCGACTTTCGCCCTAGTGTGTGGGGCAACGTCATTCGCCCTACGCTGTCTGACAAGCTCGGCTGGGCTGTTTTCGGTGGAACGCCGAAGGGCAAGAACCAGTTCTGGGACATCTACGACACTGCCGTGCAGAACGCCGATAAGGATTGGTTTCTGCTGACCCTGAAGGCGTCAACCAGTGGATTGCTGCCAGATACGGAACTGAAGGCCGCTGCATCGCAAATATCTGAGGACCAGTACCTTCAGGAGTATGAGTGCAGCTTTGAGGCGGCTATTCGGGGCGCGTATTATGGCCTTGAGATGCGTATTGCGTCGGACGAGGGACGAATCCGCAGTGTTCCGTATGATCCGTCGCTCCAGACCTATACGGCGTGGGATTTGGGCTACAAGGATGACACGGCTATCTGGTGGTATCAGATGGCTCGCGGCGAGGTGCGGGTGATCGACTTCCACGCCATTTCTGGTTCCAGCATACAAGAGCTGGCGAAGATTATCACTGACAAGCCCTACCATTATGCCAAGCACTTCCTGCCGCACGACGCCAAGGCTAAGACGCTGGCGGCGCAGGGCAAGTCGATTATCGAACAGATGGGCGAATATCTGGGGATGCAGAATCTGGCGATTGTGCCGGATTTGAGCGTTCAGGACGGGATTCAGGCCACGCGCATGATGATGCCGCGTGTGTATTTCGATCAGGAAAAGTGCCATTCGGGCATTGAATCGCTGCGCCAGTATCAGCGTGAGTACGACGAGGACAAGAAGGCGTACAGGGCGACCCCCCGGCACGACTGGACGAGCCACGCTGCGGATGCGTTTCGTATGCTGGCGATAGCTTGGCGCAATGAGCCGCCCAAGCTGGTAATCAACACGGATCGACCGCTCATGGTCGGACCCGGCAACACGGCCACACTGAATGATATGTGGGCCGCACAGAGAAAGCCAAGGAGGCTGAGAATATGAGCGGCGTAAATAACCCCTTTCGCTATCAATACGAACACGTTGCGGCATCCGTAACCGCTCAGGTGCTAGGCACAACGGGCGCTGTGGGCGACTATCTGCACCGCATCATCATCACCGTATCGACTGCCGCTACGGCTGCTGTGCAGATTGTTGACGGCACGGGCGCTGGCATCCTGACGCACACCATCCTGCCCAACAGCCCCGGCGACGGTATTGGCGTCTATAACGTCGAAATAAACGCCGTGTCGGCTAACGGTGCATGGAAAATCACGACCGGCGCTGGCTCCGAAGTCATGGCCGTCGGCATCTTCTCGGCCTGATGACAATGGAACCCGTCTCCTCACCCGTCACCCGCCTTCTGACTTGCGTTCATCAATACGATAACGAGTTCAAGAAGTGGGACGCCCGCGTCACCAAGATCATCCGCCGCTATCGCGATGACACACGCGGGTCCACGGGCAACGAGACGGCGCGCTTCAACATCCTGTGGTCAAACGTGCAAACGCTTGTCCCGGCTGTCTACGCCAAACTGCCCAAGGCGGATGTGTCTCGCCGTTTCGGCGACAACGACCCCGTTGGCCGGGTTGCGTCCCTGTTGATCGAACGCGCTCTGGACTACGAGATTGAACACTATCCCGACTTCCGCGCCTCTATGCGTAATGCGGTGGAGGACCGTTTTCTTGGCGGTCGCGGCGTGGCTTGGGTGCGGTACGATCCGCACATCAGGAAGCAGGACGTACCGGAAGATGGCTATCAGATCACCGAAGACGTTGAGAATGAGGGCGACGAGTACGGTGACATTCATAACCAGACTTCGGGCATGGAAGACCGGCCAGAAGAAATTGAGTATGAGTGCGCCCCAACCGATTACATCCACTGGAAGGATTTCGGCCATTCCGTAGCGCGCACATGGGAAGAAGTCACAAAGGTCTGGCGCTGGGTCTATATGTCAGAGGAGGCGCTGAAAGAGCGGTTCGGCGACGAACTTGCCAAGAAGGTGCCGCTCGACTCCAGCCCTGAGCAGCTCAACAAATACGCCCAGACGAACAAAACCAACGACAAGGCCAAGGTCTGCGAGCTTTGGGACAAGGAAAAGGGCCGGGTTTACTGGTTCACCGAATCCTACCCGGAAATGCTCGACGACCGTGATGACCCGCTTGAGCTAGAGGGCTTCTTTCCCTGCGCCAAGCCGCTATACGCGACCACGACCAGCGACAGCCTTGTGCCGGTTCCTGACTTTGTTTTGTATCAGGACCAAGCCAACGAACTCGACATCCTCACCGACCGCATCGACGGTCTGGTCAAGGCCCTGCGAGTGCGCGGTGTCTATGACGCTTCACAGCCCGCCTTGCAGCGCCTGCTGACCGAAGGCGACAACAACACCCTTATCCCCGTCGATAAGTGGATGGCGTTCTCCGAAAAGGGTGGCCTGAAAGGCTCCATCGACCTTCTGCCCATCGACACGCTCGCTAACGCCCTGATCCAGTGTTATCAAGCGCAGCAGCAGATCAAGGGCCAGATATACGAAATTACCGGCATTTCCGATATCATTCGCGGCAATACGGCGGCGTCTGAGACGGCCACGGCACAGCAAATCAAGGGCCAATATGCGGGCCTGAGACTGCGTTCGATGCAGGAAGCGGTGGCCCTGTTTGCGTCAGAACTGCTTCGTCTGAAGGCCCAGATCATCTGCACCAAGTTCCAGCCGCAGACGATCCTTGAATATGCCGCTGCGGCGCAGATGTCTGACGCCGACAAGCAACTGATCCCGCAAGCCCTGCAACTACTTCAGGACAGCCCGCTGCGGACGTTCCGCATCGAGGTCGCGTCTGACAGTTTGGTGCAGCTTGACGAGAACCAGAACAAGGCCGACCGCGTTGAGTTCCTGAACGCCTTCTCAAACTTCATGCGTGAGGCTGTCCCTGCTGGTCAGGCCAGCCCTGAAATGGTGCCGACCCTCATGGACATCATGAAGTTCGGCATTGGCGGGTTCAAGCAGGCCAAACAGATTGAAGGCACGATTGACGTTGCCCTTCAGGCTCTGAGCGCCAAGGCTCAACAGGCCCAACAGAACCCGCCGCCCAATCCTGAAATGATGAAGATGCAGGCAGAGCAGCAAGCCGCTCAGGCCAAGATGCAGGCTGATGTGCAAATGGAGCAGGCCAAGATGCAAGCTGATATGCAGATTGAGCAGATGAAGGCCCAGCTTGCCCAACAGCTTGAGTCCAGCAAGCAGCAGCACGAAGCCAATCTGAAGATGCAAGAACTGTCCATGCAAGAGCAATTCGACCGTTGGAAGGCCGATCTCGACGCGGCGACAAAGATTATGGTCGCCCGCATCGGAGCCAACCCCGGAATTGACGTTGCCATGATGGAAGCCGAAGACGCGGCTAAAAACACGGTGATTGAAGCCCTGACTGGCCGCGTTGAGCAAAACGCCAACAATGTCGCGGCCCTGCACAACCATGTGGCTGATATGCATGAGCAGATGATGCAGACAACGCAGGGGGCCTTGCAGCGGTCAGAGGAACTCGCAAGAATGGCTCTTGCGCCCAAACGCATCGTGCGCGGTCCTGATGGCCGCGCTGTCGGGGTAGAAGTCGTTCAAGCCGGAACCATGCAATGACGGTTAGCCTCAAACACACCTTTACCTCGGCTATTCCTGATGTTGGGGACGCAACCCTCGTTGAGCCGTCTGACTGGAACGCTGAACACACACTGTCGATGGCAACAGGCAAGATGCTTGGGCGCACGACTGCCAGTACGGGCGCGTTCGAGGAAATAACCGTCACCTCTCCGCTTGCCCTGTCGGCGCTGGCGCTCTCCATGCCGGTCGCAACGGGCTCTGTTAACGGCTATTTGTCGTCAACGGACTGGACGACGTTCAACGCCAAAGGCTTGGGAACCGTCACGAGTGTAGGCTTCACCGGGGGGCTGATCTCGGTAGCCACGGCGACGACGACCCCGGCCCTCACGGTGGCCGGGACAAGCGGCGGTATCCCTTACTTCTCCTCGGCCTCTACATGGGGGTCATCGGCGGCGTTGGCGGCCAATGGTGTCGTTATTGGGGGTGGGGCCGGGGCTGCTCCGACCACGCTCGGACTTGGAACAAGCGGCCAGCTTCTGACCAGCAACGGCGCAGGCGTCGCGCCGACATTCCAGACGCTCACCGTATCCGGCTATGTTCCCAACGGCACACAGACCGGCACGAGCGCCCAAGCGCACGGCCTGAACTCGGTTGCCAGCGGAACCAACGCAACCGCCATCGCTGACACCTCCAACGCCACTGGAACCAAGACCACGGCGGTCGGGGCTTACAGCAACGCCACGGCGTCAGAAGCCACGGCTCTGGGCCATTTCTCCAATGCGGCGGGCATATCGTCTACGGCCATTGGCGAGAACTCCAAGGCGACGGGTGACAACTCTACCAGTCTCGGGGACAGCTCCAACTCCAGCGCGGCAAACGCCACGGCGCTGGGCTATCAGGCTGTGGTTGCTCATGCCAACGCTACGGCGGTCGGCGTGGGGGCAACGACCGGCGCGGCCAATGAAATAGCCGTTGGCCGCAGCACAGAAACCACCAAGGTTTATGGCGCGTTGAATGTGGTTGGCAAAACCACGCCGCGCATGAGCTCGGCGGCCTCGGCGTCCACCCTGACGCCGAACGCTGACAACTTCGACAACTATGCTTTCACGGCCTTGGCTGCGGCCCTGACGCTCAATGCCGATGCGGGAACGCCGCTGGACGGCCAGCCGATCATGATCCGGCTGCTCGATAACGGCACGGCGCGGGCACTAACTTGGACAACCGGAAGCTCGAAAGCATTTCGGGCTATTGGCATAACGCTCCCGACCACCACGACGCTGAGTAAAACCCTCTACATTGGGGGCCGGTACAATGCGGCGGCTGCGCGTTGGGATATGCTGGCGACAGGGGTGGAGGCGTAGGATGGCTCACTATGCCATCGTCATCGACGGGATTGTGGACAACATCGCCGTCTGGGATGGGGTGACGCTTTGGGCGCCGGGCGAGACGGGCGACGCCATCCTTGTGCCCGACAATTGCGCGCCGGGCTGGACCTATGATGGACAGGTGTTCATCGGTCTTGCTCCCATTCCGCAGACCAACGCCATTGCAAACGGCACATCGGCGGTCGCGCCGTGACCTTCGGGATCAACTATCTCGTTGTTGCGGGCGGCGGTGGTGGCGGAAGCCAAGGTGGCGGCGGGGGAGCGGGCGGTTACCGTGAGGTCACCGACTATTCCTTTCAGGTGGCCCCTAGCGCCTATTTCATCACAGTGGGCGCGGGCGGCGCTGCCGCCACAAACGGTTCCAATTCCGTCTTCAGCACGATCACCGCCACAGGCGGCGGCAAGGGCGGCAACCTCAACGGCAACGGTACGGCGGGCGGCTCCGGCGGGGGCGGCGGCATAAAAAGCGGCTCCGCCACCACCGGCGGCGCGGCTTCGCCATCTGGTCAGGGCAACGCTGGCGGCGTCAACTGCACCACAGCCAACTTTGGCGGCGGCGGTGGTGGTGGAGCCTCAGCTGTCGGCGGCACGGGCAGCACAACCAACGGCGGTGCGGGCGGCGCTGGCACGGCCTCGTCTATTTCGGGGGCGTCTGTCACCTACGCGGGTGGCGGCGGCTCAGGGATTTGGACTTCCGGCACGGCTGGCGGTGTGGGCGGAGCCGGGGGCGGCGGCGCGGGCGGTGTCAACGGCGGCGCATCGCCGGTCGCTGGAACAGCCAACACCGGCGGCGGCGGCGGCGGCGGCGGAACGGGCGCAGGTGCGGCCGGTGGCTCGGGCATTGTCATTATCCGGTATCTCACGTCTGACCTTACAGGCTACACAGTCACTGGCGGCACGATCACCACCGACGGCGCCTATACCGTCCACACCTATACCGCTGACGGCACGTTCAGGATCGTTGCGTCCAGCCCCACATTTTACATCAACTATCTGCTTGTTGCCGGCGGCGGCGGCGGCGGGTCTGGCCTTTCCGCCGGCGGTGGTGCGGGCGGCTTCCTTGAGGCCACGGGCTACGCCTATCCCATGTCGACAGGCTCATACGCCGTCACCGTGGGGGCTGGTGGCAACGGCGGCGGGAGTGGGACACAAACCAACGGCTCAGTTGGCGGCAACTCTATTTTTGAGGATGTCAAAGCCCTAGGCGGTGGCTACGGCGCTGGTGCCGGAGGCGCGGCGGGAGGCACAGGCGGCTCGGGCGGCGGTGGGGCGTGGAGCGGCGGTGCAGGCGGCGCGAAGACCACAGGACAAGGCAATAACGGCGGCGCGGGCTCCAGCGCCGCAACCTACTACGGCCAAGGCGGCGGCGGCGGCGCAGGTGGGGCTGGCGCAAATGGCACAGCCGCAGTTGGCGGTGACGGCGGTGCCGGTTCCGCATCCAGCATCAGCGGCGCGTCGGTCACTTATGCCGGTGGCGGTGGCGGCGCGGCCTATCAAACGGGCGTTGCCGGAGTCGGCGGCTCGGGCGGTGGTGGCGCGGGCAACAACAACAACGGCGTGGGAACCAACGGCACCGCCAACACCGGCGGTGGTGGCGGTGGAGCCTCGGGCCACTCACCCAATGGCGCGGGTGGCAACGGCGGTTCCGGCGTCGTCGTCCTCCGCTATCTGACATCCGACATCAGTGGCTACACAGTCACTGGCGGGACCATCACGACGGACGGCAGCTACACCGTCCACACGTTCAACTCGTCAGGCACGTTCGCCATCTCGGCAGCGGCAGCTGGCAACACCTCCAATTTCTTCATGGTGCTGTGATGGTCGCAGCTTTCCAGTCCACGGCGTTTCAAAACAATGCGTTTCAGGTCGGATCAACGCCGATCATCGTCATCGACACGCATGACGGCGACTACCTCAAAAAGAAGTTTGAGGAAGACAAGGCCCGGTCAAAGCGCAAGAGGTCGGAAATCATTCATGCCTACGAGCGTTTGGTTGAGGGGAAACCTGATGTTGCGGAACAAATCGCCGCGCCGTACATTAAGCCGCCAAACAACAAACGCCATGACCCATTCATCAATTACGACAAGCTGCTTGCGGACGTAGAACGCGCCGAACAACTTTGGCAAGCGTACCTTGATCTGGACGACGAAGAAGTGCTGATGCTGCTATGAGCCGTTACCGCGCCACCTACGACAGCAAGGGCCTTCTCGCCACATTCGAGGGCGGGGAATGTACGTACCTGCGTGATGACTACGATCACGGGTCCAAGCGGTCTGAAACCATCAGCGCCCCCATGCTTATTCGCGACATTGATCCGTACAAGAACATGATCGACGGCAAGATAATTACGTCGCGCACTGAACACCGCGAACTTCTCAAGCGCCACAACTGTTTTGAGGTCGGCAACGAGAAAATGGAGACAAAGGTTGCAGCGCCGCCCAAAGCCGAACGACGCGAGGGATTGCACAGACAACTATCCGATATGAGCGACAGACAGGCCAACAAGATTCTGAAGCAACTTAAAAGGAAATGATCGTGGACACCCAAGATCAAGTCGAACCCGCCGAAGACACAGTTGACCGCAAGGAACTGCTCATGCAGCAGTTCGATGAAGTCGAAACCCCGACACAGGAAGCCCAACCGGCTGAGGCTGAGGAGCCCGAAGAAGCGGCTGAGGAGCCCGTCTGGGCTAAGCCGCCGTCAAGCTGGAAGCGGGAGTACCACGAACCGTGGCAGACCGTTGACCCCAAGCTGCGTGAGTACATCTGGCAGCGCGACGAGGAAACCCGCAACGGCGTTGAGCCACTAAGGGCCAAGGCCCAGTTTGCTGAACAAATGCAGCAGGCCATCCAGCCCTACGAGAACACCATTCGTGGCTTGGGCATCCAGCCCGCGCAAGCCGTACAGGCCCTGATGCAGGCAGACCACGTTCTGCGAACCAGCGCGCCAGAACAAAAACGAGCGTACCTCGCCCAGTTGGCGCAGCAGTACGGCATCACTTTGGACGGATCGGAGTACTACCCTCCTGCTGGGGGTCCGGTTGATCCAATGATCTACAATCTGCAAAACGAACTAAATAGTGTACGTGGCGAGATTGTAGGGTATAAACAACAGCAGGAAGAAGCTCAGAATCAAACGCTTCTCAGCGAGATCAACAGTTTCGCTGATAAAGTTAAATATTTTGAGGACGCAAGGCCGACCATGATAACGCTCCTACAGAGCGGCGTGGCGACTACGCTGGAAGACGCCTATGAAAAGGCAATACGCCTTGACGATGACTTGTTCCAGAAGTCTCAGCAGAGCCGACAAGCCGAAGCTGAAACCGAAAGAAAGTCAGCGGCCAATAGGGCGGCGAAAGCCGCTAAGGCAGCAGCGGTTTCCGTTAGAAGCTCCACACCCGGAGCCACGACTTCAACCAAAGCGCAAGATAGACGCGCACTGCTCTTGGAACAATTCAACAGCATGAGTGAGCGTTTCTGATTCAATGAAAGGGCTTTAACATGGCTTTCGCCAATAGCTCGATCAGCGACATCATTGCGACAAATATCCAATCTCGCTCTGGTGAGCTGGCCGACAACGTGACGAACAACAATGCGCTCCTTCGCCGTTTGAAGGATCGCGGGAACGTCAAGACGTTCTCTGGCGGTAACGTGATTTTGCAAGAAATCATGTACAACGACAGCACCACCAACAACACGAACAGCTACTCCGGTTACGAAGTGCTGAACGTGTCCCAGAACTCGCCGATCTCGGCGGCTCAGTTCTCCATCACCCAGTACGCTTCGGCGGTGACCATCTCTGGTCTGGAAATGATCCAGAACAGCGGTAAGGAAGCCATCATCGACCTGCTTGACGGTCGTATGAATGTTGCCGAAGCCCAACTGGCTAACCGTATCAGCGGTGACTTGTATCTGGACGGCACTGGCAACAGCGGTAAAAACCTTACCGGACTGGGCGCTGCTGTTCCCGATGCTCCGACCACCGGCACCTACGGCGGCATCAACCGTGCGTCCTTCTCGTTCTGGCAATCCATCGCCTATTCGGCTGTGACGAACGGCGGCTCTGCTACGACCGCTTCGAACATCCAGCAATACATGGATGCTCTGGCCGTCCAGCTTATCCGTGGCACCGACAAACCTGACCTGATCGTGGCGGATAACAACTACTACCGCCTGTACCTTCAGTCCCTGCAATCCATCCAGCGTATCTCGGACTCCGGTTCGTCGATGGCTGGCGCTGGCTTTGCCTCGCTGAAGTACTACGGCGCTGGTATGGCTTCTGACGTTGTGCTTGACGGTGGTATCGGCGCTGCCGCTACCGCTAACCATATGTTCTTCCTGAACACCAAATACTTGATGTTCCGGCCCCATGTGGATCGCAACTTCGTCCCCATCGGTGGCGAACGTCAATCGGTCAACCAAGATGCCATCGTCAAACTCATCGGATGGGCCGGTAACCTGACTTGCTCAGGGTCGCAATTCCAAGGAGTCCTGATCGCCTAATAAGCGTAAGGAGGAGATAAGCACATGGCTTATACTTTTGACGAACCCAAAGTCGGCCTGCTCCAGATCGCTAATACCGATGCTGGCGTAACGATGGCGAATGGCTCCTCTGCCGTTCCCACCCCGCCGACGATGTTGGGTATGGTTGCCCGCGCTTTCGACCCGACCTACGGCGAAGGGGAGTTCATTCTCCTTGTCGGCGTGGCGTCCACGGTTGTTGGCTCGGTTGTCACCTACAGCCCGACCACCTACCAGACGGCTCTTAGCCCCAATACGGCTAACCTGTCGCAGCCTGTCGCCGTCGCGATGTCTGCCAATCTGGCGGCGTCCTTCGGTTGGTATCAGATCAGCGGCCTCGCCGTTGTGAAGAAAACCGCCGTAAAGGTGGACCCGGCTGGCACCCGTCGTATGTATCAATCGGCCACGACTGGTCGCCTGATGCAAACCTCGGCTGCTGGTAAGAACGTCCTTGGTTTGGCTTCTGCTAACCTGACGACCGTGACTGCCACGACCTCCACCGTGGTTTGCTCCATGAACCGTCCGCATCTGCAAGGCCCGATCACCTAGTATGCCCTGCGCCCCCCTTCGGGGGGGCGTAGACTTCCGTTGCGAGGAATCATGTTAAATGTCGTCTGCGTTAACGCGGGAAACTATCTTGGGCGCGGCGTCGAGTACGTCCGCATCCTGAACGATATGGTGCGCCGCAACTTGCTTGAGGGCTACCCCGGCAAGTTCATTGTCTTCACCGACGAAGACGGAGATTACGGCCCCAACGTAGAAGTGCGCCCCGTGCCCGTTCCCGGCATCCAAGGCTGGTGGAACAAACTTGCGCTGTTCAAGGCTGGCGTTTTCGCGGACGGTGAGCGTGTGCTGTATCTGGACCTCGATACGGTCATCACAGGGCGTCTGGACGCGGTCGCTAACTATTCCGGGGACTTCGCCATCCTGCGGGACTTCTACCGCGCCCACGGCCTCCAGTCGTCTGTTATGGCGTGGCGTGTGACGCCCAAGACGCAAGACATCTGGATGTACTGGGTGCGCTCTCAGATGCCCCAAATCATAGGCGGCGACCAAGCGTGGATTGAAACCGCTTACACCGGCAAACCCGACATCTGGCAAACCATTCTGCCCGACTCCTTTGTTAGCTACAAAGTTTCTGGCGGCGCTGCGCCCGACAAGGCGTCGGTTGTGGTGTTCCACGGCAACCCGCGTCCGCACGAGGTTCCTACCGGCTGGGTTCCTGCGGTGTGGAAAGAGGGCGGCATCACCCGCGTCGAGCTTGATGCGGTGTGCAATACCGACAAGCAGCAAATCCACGACAACATCATGGGCGCTTGCGATCGCGACCTTCCGTGGTTTGATTTTGACTGGAAGCACCACGACCGTCAGGTTTGCATCGTCGGGGGCGGGCCGTCCCTAAAGGGCGAGTTGAACGTCTTGAGGCGTCGGCAAAGCATAGGGCAGGAAGTATGGGCGCTGAATGGCGCGGCGAATTACCTTATGAGCCAAGGCATCACTCCAGACGCGCACGTTATCCTAGACGCCCGCCCCGAAAACGCAGCGTTCGTTTCAAAGCCGCAGCCGCATATCCGCTATTATATCGGCTCACAATGCGACCCGGCGATATTTGACTTGCTGGACGGCCAACAGGTTACGCTGTTTCATTGTCAGTCTGAGGGCGTTGAGGGGCTTCTAAGGGATGAAGTCGAGCGCCCCGTGCATCTTCTGGGCGCAGGAACCACGGTGGCCCTGAAGGCCATGCTACTCGCGGAGCTTGGCGGTTGCCGCACCCTGCACCTGTTCGGCGTTGATAGCTGCTACACTGGCGACGACCACCATGCTTACCAGCAGTCATGGAACAATAGCGAGCCTGTGATGGACGTACTTTACGGAGAGCGCACATTCAAATGCGCCCCGTGGATGGCGGGTCAGGCGCAGGATTTCATTGAATACGCCCAACGGTACACCGGCATCATCACGGTTGCGGGTGACGGCCTGCTGGCGCACATCGCCCGTGAGGGCTTGCCAGAGAACGCCGTAGACGAAAGGGCGCGTGAAATACTCTCTCGGCTACCAGAAGGCAACATTACCGGCGCAGAAATTGGCGTATTTGCCGGATCGCTGTCTGAACGCCTGCTGGCATCAAGGCCGGATATGACGCTGCACATGATCGACTCATGGGGCGACTATGAGCCAAGCCTTGAGGAATCGGGCGATTACCATGCGACCTTGAGCGACGAGTCGCAAGAAAGTTATTTCCGCATGACGCAGAGCGCGGTAGCGCCATTTGCAAACCGCGCTATCATTCACCGCAAGAAGTCTGTGGCCGCAGCGGCGGACGTTGAGGATGGCCTAGACTTCGTATTCATTGATGCTGACCACAGCTACGAAGGCTGTTATTCTGACATCGAAGCGTGGTCTGGCAAGGTCCGCGCTGGTGGCTTACTATGCGGCCACGATTATGATAATGTTGACTATCCCCAATGGGGCGTGAAACGTGCCGTGGACGAGTATGTTGCGGCAAATGGGCTACAACTAGACCTCGGTGACAACTTCACATGGTTTGTTAGGACAAAAGGACACTAGCATGGCAATCCCCTCTCGCGTTCTGGCTTCGGGCAATTCCCCGCTCGCCTCTATTTCGATCAACGGCGACGGGGCTGTTGGCCTTGTTGCTGTCGGCTCCACGGCGGCTACCGCTTTGCAGCTTTCGGCGGTATGGAACACCATCACCACCTCGGCGGCTTCGACCGGCGTAAAGCTCCAACCCACGGAAGCTGGCGCGGTTGTCGGCATCCGCAACGATAGCGGTCAGACCGTCACGGTTTACCCGTTCGACACCTCCTCGACCATTAACGCGGGCGCAACTAGCCTTACGATTGCCACCGCCAAGACTGTGCTTCTTTTTGCGCCCAGTGCTACCACTTGGGCGTCAATCACCACCGCATAAGGGACACCTCTATGGATTCGGACATCGCCAACGCCGATTCGCACCTACACGTTGAGTTCTATGAGTTCGACAAAGCGCCCCACAAGGGCGAGAGCTTCATTCGGATTATGGTTCCGGGTGACAAAACTAACATCGTTGAGACTCCGGTGCGGGAACACCATAAAGAACGGTTCCCGCGCCAGTGGCTTTACTATCAGATGCAGAACAACCAGAATGTTGTAATCGGTATGCCGCTCGTTGAGTGGCACAAAGAGCGTCCTGAAGACATCAGCGAGGTTCAACTGGCCGAATTGCAGATTCTCAAGTTCCAGACCGTTGACCAAGTGGCGACGGCTACAGACGCGCAAATGCAGCGTGTTGGCATGGGTGCCGTGGCAATGAGAGAACGCGCCAAAGCGTTCCTGTCAGCCAAGGGCCTGTCTCAGCACACTGACGAACTTTCCAAAACGCGGCTGGAGCTTGACGCGCTGAAAGAACAACTCAGCATCCTCATGGAGGAGCGCAAGCCGCTCCGTGGGCGTCCAAGGAAAGAAGTGACTGATGTCGAGCACGATGCTTCAACTGGTGCAGCAAGTTACGAATGAACTGGGCGTACCTACCCCAGTCAGCGTAGCTGGCAACACCAATCAGGACGTAATTCAAATTCTGGCGCTAATGAACGCCAGCGGTTACGAACTGCTGCGTAAGGCAGATTGGCGCGAACTGACTCAGCCTCATTCATTCTTCACTGAGTACACGACGACCACGGGCACTTACAGCACGACATCACTCGTCATAACCGACATCCCCTCGACCGCTAGTTTGGATACGACCTACATGGTCGTGGGGACCGGCTTTCCTAACGCCACCTTCATCACCAGCGTGGATTCGTCTACGCAAGTCACGGTGTCTCAGTACTCCACTGAGGCTGAGACTGCTGGCACAATCTATTTCCAGAAGGTCAAATACGACCTACCGGACGACTATGACGCCATCGTCCCGCGCACCCAATGGGACAAATCAAAGCACTGGGAAATGCTCGGCCCCGAAAGCGCCCAGCAATGGGAATGGCTGCTGTCGGGCTATATCAGCACCGGCCCGCGCATCCGCTGGCGGCTTTACGGCGGCTATTTCCAAATCTGGCCCGGTAACTCCACGGCTGAGTATCTGGGCTTTGAGTACCGCAGCAAGGGTTGGGCTAGGAGCGCGGCTGGCGCTATCAAGAACAGCTTCACGGTAGACACCGATACCTGTATCTACCCCGACCGCGTTATGGTCCTCTCGACCAAGCTGAAGTACTTCCAAGCCAAGGGATTTGACACCACCGCGCTCTACCGCGATTACCTCACTGAGTTTGACACATCGGTGGCTCAGGACACATCGGCGGCGAACCTGTCATTTGCTCCCCGCCCCGGCAACGTCCTGATTGGCTACGACAACATTCCTGACAGCGGCTATGGCCGTTAGGGGCCTCGTTCAGGGCGCTGCGGCCCAAGTACAGTCCCTGCCCGCCCCTGTGGGCGGCTGGAACGCCCGCGACAGCTTTGCGAACATGGAAGCGACTGACGCGGTAACACTAACCAATATGTTCCCGACCGTCAGTAACGTCGTCTTGCGTGGCGGCTACTCGGAACACGCCACCGGCCTAGACGGCGAAGTTCAGACGCTGATGGCCTATTCGTATGGCGGGTCCACCAAGCTCTACGCCATCACATCAGCGGGTAAACTCTACGATGTCACAACGGCGGGCGCGGTTGGCGCTGCTGCGGTCAGCGGCCTGACCAATGGCATCTGGGAATATATCAACGTCACCAACACCGCTGGCACATCCTACCTGTATGCCGTCAACGGTGTGGACAAGCCGATCCTGTGGGACGGCACGACTTGGTTGCGTGTGGACGCGGTTTCGACCGTCGCCATTACAGGCGTGACCACAACGACACTCGCCAACATCTGCTTGTTCAAAAACCGCGTTTGGTTCTTTCAGAAAAACACGCTGGTGGCGTGGTATCTGCCGACCAACGCGGTCGGCGGCGCGGCGCAGAAGGTGGACCTGAGCGCGGTGGCGCGGTTCGGTGGTCACCTTGTCGATCTGGACACATGGACACTGGATGCCGGTTATGGTGTTGACGACAACCTAGCCTTCATCACCAGCACGGGCGAGGTCATCGTCTACAGCGGCACCGACCCGGCCAGCGCCGCCACATGGGCGCTGATCGGCGTCTGGAAGCTCGGCTCTCCCATAGGCACCCGCTGTATGCTTAAGTGGGGCGGCGACCTCCTGATCCTTACCTATGACGGCCTGATGCCTATGGCGGGGTCGCTACAGTCGTCACGCCTAGACCCGCGCGTAGCCCTGTCTAACAAGATTCAGGGAGCCATTACGGCGGCGACCACTAGCTATGGCGGCGACCATGCGGCTGTTGGCTGGCAGATTGTCTACAACGCCAAGCGCAATGCCGTCTGGATCAACGTGCCCGTGGCAACCGGCCAACAGCAGCAATATGTCATGAACACAATCACAAAGTCGTGGGCACAATTTACCGGCTGGCCCGCGACTTGCTGGGAAATATTTGACGACGATCCGTATTTCGGCGGCACCGGCATTGTCTACGTTGCGTGGGACGATACCTACGCGGACGATGGCGCAAACATCACTGCGGTGGCGCTTCAGGCGTTTAACTATTTTGGCACGAGGGGCGTTAAGAAGTACTTCACCCGCGCTCGGCCATCCATCTTCTCGAACGGTTCACCGGCCCTCTTTGTTGGCATGAATGTGGACTTTGACACCTCCAACACCACCGCACCCCTGACCTTTACGCCATCGGTTTCCGGGGCTTGGGGCACGGCCCTGTGGGACAGCGGGCTGTGGGGCGACAACAATACGATTCAAAATACATGGATCGGGATTACCGGCATTGGCTACTGCGGCGGCACACAACTTCAGAGCGCCAGCCAAGGCTTGCAAATCGAATGGGCATCCACAGACGTAGTGTATCAGGCGGGATGGGCTGGCGTATAGAAAATGGCCCGGAAATCGGGTATTGGGTGGCTGGAGAACTTGATGCTGGATATTTCGCAGAACGCTCTCAAGCTATCGGACTGTTAAAAGACGGGGAGATCATAGCGGGCATCATCTACGAAAACTGGAATAGGCGTTCGATGGTAGTTCATATCGTCATTAAAGACCGCATTACTCCAGCTTTCATCGGGGCGATATTCGATTACGCATACAACGTGTGCAACATTGAGAAAGCCATCGCCCCGGTCAGCAGTGCTAATGCCAAGAGCATTAGGATGGTTGAGAAGATGGGCTTTACTGAGGAGGCGCGTATAAGGGACGCCTCTCCTGACGGCGATATGATCTTGTATACATTGAAGAAAACCGACTGCCGTTTCTTAGGGAACCGATATGGGAAAAAGTACACCAAGAGCGCCGACGCCGCCTGACTATGTGGGCGCGGCTACGGCGCAGGGCGTTGCGAACCAAGCCTCTGCGGCTCAAGGATCGTCGCTGTCGAATCCCAATATCATCAGCCCTTATGGCAATCAGAACGTAACTTGGGCCAACACCGGCATTAACGGCGCTCCGCAAGGCACCGTCACCCAGACGCTCACGCCCGCCGCGCAAGCTACCCTTGAGTCGCAGCAGGAAGTGCAGCGTGGCCTTGCCGATGTGGCCCAGCAGGGCATCGGCAACGCGCAGGACATCCTCAACACGCCGTTCAGCGCCAATCTGCCTAATTTGCAAACGTCGCTTGGGCAACCGGGGCAACTAAACTACGGCCCGCAAGCGGGCCTGTACGGCGCTCAGAGTGGGCTTGACCTGTCTGGCGTTGCCCAGATGCCGGTCAACGCTGGAATGACTGGGCAACAAGCCATCATGTCGCGCCTCGCCCCGCAGATCGAACAATCAAGGGCGGCTAACGAGCAGCGTTTAGCTAACCAAGGCATCACGCCGGGGTCTGAGGCTTACAACAATTCGATGCGGACGCAGGGCGAACAACAAAACGACCTGTACACCCAAGCCGCGCTTCAGGGCATCGGCCTTGATACAGCGGCCAATCAGCAAGGCTTCAATCAGGCACTTGGCGCTGGCGGCTTCTACAACACCGCGCAAGGCCAGAACTTCGGCCAAGCCGCTACTGGCGCTGGCCTGTACAACCAAGCCCAGAACCAAGCGTACAATCAAGGCTTGGGCGGGGCGCAGTTCGGCAACACCGCGCTTCAGCAATCTCTGGCGCAACAGCTTGCCTTGCGGAATCAACCGATCAACGAGATCGCGGCGCTTATGGGCGGCTCGCAAATCCAGAACCCGCAGTTCCAGCAATACACCGGCCAGAACGTCGCGGCGGCTCCCGTGTTCCAAGGCGTCCAGCAACAAGGCCAAGCGGCTATGGATATTTATGGCATCAAGGCCAATCAAGCCGCATCGAACGCAGCGGGAATTGGTTCTGCTTTGGGCGCTGGCGCGCAAATTGCAGGAATGTTTTCTGACAAACGCCTGAAGTCGAACATCGTGCGCGTTGGCACTCACCCGCTTGGAATCGGCATCTACGAATACGACATCTTTGACCGGCGCGAGCGTGGCGTGATGGCGCAAGAACTCCAAACCGTGAAGCCCGAAGCCGTCATGGTTCACTCAAGCGGATTCTTGATGGTTGATTACGGAGCAATCGCATGAATTATCCAATGGGATTGCCGCTTTCGGCAGAAGAACAAGCTCGCCTTTCGGCAATGCAAAACGCTCAAAACATGGGCGCTGATGCGATGTCTCCAATTACCACTTCGTCTTATAAAGGTATTAGCGCGCAACCCAGCGGAGCGGCCATGCTTGCCAAGGCGCTTCAAGGCTACGGTGCGGGACGGGGCATTAAGGCGGCAAAGGCGGGTGGGCCGCAGGAGTTTGACAAGAATTCTGTTTTTGCCAAGCCCACCATTGGTGACTTTGCCCAGCACCCAATGCAATCTCTCAGCAATTTGTTTCGGTAGGCAAAATGGCAAACATCAGCCTTACGAATTATGATTCGCAAATTGCTGAACTTCAGCAGCGACAGAGAATGGCTCAGGCGCTTCAAGAGCAAGCCCTGCAACAGCCTGAAGTGCTTACTTACAAGGGTATAGCTGCTAGGCCATCGACATTGGGCATTTTGGCTAATGCCTTAAAGTCTTACGTTGGCGCTCGCGGAGAGCGTAAATCTATTGAGGAAACGGGCCTTCTAAACAAATTAGCTAGGGAGCAAGCCGCTGCTCGTGGCTCGTCCTATATGCCCACCGAAGAACCGGCTCCCACCGCAGTTGCGCCCCAAGCCCTAGCCGCAGCGTTGGGCGCTCCACCTGTTATGGACACTCAATCCGGTGCCTCGCGCGCGGCTGGAATCGCGTCTAACCCCCTCGCCGTTGCCGCCCCGCCTCCCGCAGCCCCGCCTCCCGGCATGGTGCCTAACACGCAATCTGGCGCGTCAATCGCAATGGGCATGGGGCCTAACCCCAACGCCGCGCCCATGCCCATGCCGCCAGCAGCGCCCTCTCCTGCTCCCGCTGGCGCGATGGCCCCCATTAACGTGCCGACTCCCCGACCGGCTGGACCGTCTGTGGCCCAGCTTCAAGCGGGCCTGAGTAAGGCAATCTCGGACGCTGATAGCGACCCCAATCCGTATGTGCGCCAAAACGCCGCTCGGATGATACCTGTTATCCAGCAAAGCATTTCCCGCGCACAGCAGCAGGCCGATACGGCTGATACCCGCTCCTACAACAAAAAAATCGTCACAGAGGAGCGCGCCTATCAAAGTGCCAACGCCGAAACGCTGCGGAAGGCCGATGTCACAAGGGCGACTGAACAGGCTGAGGCGCTTATAACGGGCGGTGAGTTTAGCGATGCTCAGGCAAACGCAATAAGGTCGGCGGCGGCGGCGGGAACTGAGGCCCTTAATGCTGTTCGTACGCTTGCTGCTAGTAAGGCATGGGTTGCCAAACACACCATTCTTCCGCAAACGGAAGCCAAGCTGCTCGGCTACCCAGACGGGTCGATAGTTTCGAAAAATGACGAAACTCAAGAGGTCGAATTAAAATATAATCCCAACCCAGACAGACTTGCTCAATATAACGCTCTAACTGCGCGCATTAACGCGACAAGGCCAACGGCAGCAAGCGCCGGTAGATTAATACCTCAAACCGCAGCGAAGGGTATTATCGAAAACCGCACAGCGTTAGACCGCGTTGAAAGGGCAAAAGGTCTTTTGGATGCGCGACCAGAGGGTGTTGGCCTAAAGAACTTTCGCGGAGACTTGCTAAATAGGCGTCTCGACCCGGCTGGCGTTGATTTGAGGTCGGCAATTGCCGATTTTGGCAGTATGATTATACATGATAGGTCCGGTGCGGCGGTAACTGTTTCAGAGTACCCAAGATTGAAGCCGTTTATACCAAAAGTTACTGATGACCCCGCTTCGATAGCTAGAAACCTTACGCATTTTCAGGCGGAACTTGAGTCTATTCTGGGCGAGTCTGAGGCTTTTTATAGCCCTGAAAACGGTTACAGGCCCATTACCGGCAGGGTCGGAACATCTGACGCAGCCCCCGGAGCAACCCGCACTGGTACATATAACCCAGCCACGGGGAGGGTAGAGTATGCCAACTAAGGTTCGCGCTCCCAACGGTGACGTTATTGATTTTCCTGACGGGATGTCCGACGCGGCCATTCAAGAAGCGATGCACCGTAATTTCCCGCCACAAAACGTCGCCCCCGATCCATCAACGCCAATGTCGGCAACCAATACCCGCGCCTATCTAGAGGGTGGCGGAAAACTCAAGCCGCGCAATTTTGGCGAGGATGTAACGGCGCTGGGCGCTGGTGCGGGTCAAGGTTTTGGCAACATGGCCCTGACCGGCCAGCGCCTTGTTGGTGGCGGGCTTAACCGTATCGGCCTAGGCGGCGCGGGCGAATGGCTTGTCAATGACGCCAACGCCGGGATAGCTAAGTTGGAGCGGGAAGCCGCGCCGTATAAGGCGGCGCATCCCAACATCGTCACGGCTGGCAATATTGTATCAACGCTTCCGGTCGGCGGCGTTGCTGGTCGCGTAATCGGAACGGGCGCGAGGGCTCTTGGGGCCGCGTCAAAAGCAGCCCCCCTTGTGGCCGCGCTAGAAAGCGGCGGCTTCCGCACTGGGCTTATCCCAAGCGCGGCGGCGCGAGCGGCTGGCGCTGCCGCCCCTACGGCGGGAACCAGAGTGGCGGATGTCCTTCTTCGCGGAACTGGCGGGGCCGTAGTCGGGGGCGCTGGATCAGCGGCAATGAACCCGGACGAAGCTGGAACCGGGGCGGCTATTGGTGCGGCTATCCCATTTGCCGGTCAGGCGCTTGGTGCGGTTGGGAGAAAGGTTATATCCCCGATAAAGAACAGCCTGTCGCCAGAAGGCAGGCGACTGGTTCAGTTGGCAGAGCAGAACGGAATTGACCTTACACCGGGGCAGCTTACCGGAAGCCGCCCGCTGGCCGCGACCGAATCAACCCTGACTCAAATGCCGTTTTCGTCAGGCCCGCAACGTGATGTGTTTCAAAATCAGCGCAATCAATTCAACCGGGCTGTCCTTTCAAAGGCTGGCGTCAACGCAGACACGGCCACGCCGGAGGTTTTGGACACGGCCTTCAACGACATCGGCAGCAGATTTGATGCGGTCATTCAACACACCGGCCCCTTGGCCCCGACGCCTCAATTCGGAATCGACATTGCACAAACTGCCGGGAAATACGGTCGCAGGCTTGATGCCAATGTCGCGCCGATCTTTAACAACATGGCCGACGAACTACAGGTTATGGCAAACCAGAATTACCCCATAACGCCTGATGCCTACCAAAACATAGCCAGCGATTTACGCAGAACTATTCGCCAAAACTCCTCAAATCCGGCCTTGCAAGATGCACTTCACGGGCTTCAGGAGGCGCTTGATAATTTGATGGAGGCTAATGTCCCCCAACAAGTTGCCGACGAATGGAAATCGGTCAGGGGGGATTATCGCAATCTCCTAACGATAGACAAGGCAATGTCGCAGGCCCCAAATATCGATCAAGTTTCCGGTGACATTCCTTTTGGCAGCTTTTCACGGTCGGTGGCGGCGGCGGATAAGTCAGGCTTCGCTCGCGGTCGCGGCGACCTGAATGACCTTGCCCGTGTTGGCACATTTTTATCAGACCGCATCCCCAATAGCGGGACAGCAGAGCGATCAAATATCATAAATATGCTGAAAAGCGGCGGCGGCTTGGCCGCTGGTATTGGAACCGGAGCCTTAACGGGGAACCCAATCGGGGCCGTTGCGGGTGCGGTGGGCGGTCTTGCGCTGCCCCCCGTCCTTCAGGCATTTATCAATTCAGCCCCCGGTAAGGCTTACCTGACAAACCAATTGGCGGGTAAAATCCCCCAAATGGGGAACGCTGAACTTGTGTCCGCGCTAACTGCGGCCCTTACCAGAAAAAATCAGGAACAGCCCCAATGAGCTACAACGGCAACGGCACATTCGTCATCAACAGCGCCGGTCAGCCCGTCTCGGCTGGACAGGTAATAAGCTCATCGGTGTTCAACGCCCTGACGGCTGACCTTGCCACGGGCCTGACCACGGCCCTGACCAAGGACGGCCAGACCACGCCGACCGCCAACATCCCGCTTGGCGGCTTCAAGCTGACCGGCCTTGGCGTCCCCACCGCATCGGGAGACGCCCTGTCCTACGGCGCGGTCGGCACGATCAGCACCCTGACCCTGACCAATGCGCTCGGCGTCGCTTATGGCGGAACCGGGCAGACCACGGCGGCGCTGGCGATCAACGCCCTGCTTCCGACGCAGACTTCCAACGCGGGAAAGGTTTTGACCACGGACGGATCGGTCTGCTCATGGTCCGCGACCGGCACACCCGGCACCGTCACCTCCGTTGCGGTTAGCGGCGGCTCGACCGGCCTGACGACCTCTGGGGGGCCGATCACGGCGTCAGGGACCATCACCCTTGCGGGCACTCTTGCCGTTGGCTACGGCGGCACCGGCCTGACCGCTGGCACATCTGGCGGCATCCCGTACTACAGCTCATCGTCGGCTATGACATCATCGGGGGCGCTCACGGCCAGCGCCCTCGTCTTAGGGGGCGGTGCGGGGGCTGCGCCGACGCCGATGGCCTCGCTTGGGACCACCACCACGGTTCTGCATGGCAATGCGGGCGGCGCTCCCACCTTCGGGGCGGTATCACTGACGACCGATGTGTCGGGAACGCTGCCTGCGGGCTCTGGCGGTACGGGCATCACATCGCTGGCGTCCGGCATCGCCACATGGCTTGGAACGTCGTCGAGCGCCAATCTGGCGACGGCCATGACCGACGAGACTGGCTCTGGCTCGCTGGTGTTCGCCACATCGCCCAGCCTGACTACCCCGCTTTTGGGAACGCCGACGAGCGGCGACTTGTCCAACTGTACAGGCTATCCGCTCACCGTCCCGCAGAACTCGCAGAGCGCCAACTATACGACCGTGCTGGGCGATGCGAACAAGCACATCTTCCACCCGTCAACCGACACCAACGCGCGGACCTTCACCATCGCCGCGAACGCCTCGGTGGCCTATGTGGTCGGCACTACGCTTTCATTCGTCAACATGACGGCCAATGTCGTGACCATCGCTATCAACTCCGACACGCTGTACCTAGCGGGGACCGGCACAACCGGCTCGCGCTCACTGGCGCGTTACGGTCTAGCCACGGCGATCAAGATGACCTCGACAACGTGGCTGATCTCAGGAACGGGCCTGACCTGATGAGCGGGGTTACCCAACTGCTTCTGGCTGCGGCGAAAACCTACCCGCCCCTTACGGCCTCTGTCGCGCCCGGTTCCCAAAGCTGGACGGGCTCGCTCGGCAACTACACCACCACGCAGGATATGGTCTGCACGGCAGGCGGCGGCGACGGAAATTACACCTACGCTTGGGCTGTGGTGTCGGGGACTGGCATCCCGGCATCGGCCACGGCGTCCCAGACGGCGGCGAATGATATTGTTAACACCACATCGACCTTCAACTGCACCGTCTCTGACGGGGCCGGTTCGACCCCTGTTGTCAGCAATACCGTGAGCGTTGACCCGTGATTAGGAAGCCGTAAGGACCGTCATGCCCGACATTCAGAATTACATCCAAATGGGCTTGATGGCGACGATGGCCGTGTCTGGCTGGTTTTTGCGGATGCTATGGACCGCAACGCAGGAATTGAAAACCGACCTAGCCAAGCTGCGGGCTGATATGCCGCACGAGTACGTCCTGAAGGACGATTACAAGGACGAGCTGAAGCACATCCACGAGATGCTCGAAAAGATATACGACAAGTTGGAAAAGAAGGCCGACAAATGATTGAAGAATTGGTCACTCGCGTCTTCGCCTTGCGAAACGCCACCCACCTTGCCCACTGGTCGAGCAAGTCCTTCAGCGAACATAAGGCGCTCGGCAAGTTCTATGATGGCCTGATCGACAAGATCGACGGTATCGTGGAAGCCTACCAAGGCTGGAACGGCCTGATCGGAGAAGTGCGCCCGTCCGTGTTTCCGAAGGGCGACATCACGGCCAAGATTCGCGAGGAAATGGCTTGGATCAACACCCACCGCAGCAAGATAGCAAAGGGTAACACGATGATCGAAAACCTCATCGACGACCTGACGCAGCTTTACTCCACCACACATTATATGCTGGTTAATCTCAAGTGACCTACAGCTTCGGGATCAAGTCGGTTAACAAAATGACGGGAGTGCATCCGTCCCTAAAGAAGGTGCTGTACCGCGCCATCGAGATAACGGATGTGGACTTCAGCATCATCGAGGGCGTACGGACGCTGGAGCGCCAGAAACAGCTAGTGGCGTCCGGCGCGTCCAAGACCCTCAACTCCCGACACTTGGACGGCCACGCGGTAGACATCGCGCCGTACGTCGAAGGCGAGATCCGCTGGGACTGGCCTCTCTATCACCGGCTTGCCAAGGTTATGAAAACTGCGGCCAAGGAAATTGGCGTCCCGATTGAATGGGGCGGGGACTGGATTCGTTTCAAAGACGGCCCCCACTGGCAATTGCCTTGGGGCAAATATCCATAAGGAGAACTGCTATGGGATTTCTCAAAGGCAAGAAGACCTACGTCACTGCCGCCCTCGCCGTGATCGGCGCTGGAGCAGCCTACGCGGTCGGCGATGCTACCGCCGTGCAGGCTGCCCAGATGGCCGTCACCGCCCTGCTGGCGGCTACCCTGCGGAATGGGATGCGCTAACCACCGCTTCCGGGTCCGCGAACCCAAATAGCGGCAGGAAGAAGAACGGCTGGCCGCGTTCGCGCATCAGGGCCGCGCCTTGGATTTCATTGGCAGCCCCTGCGGCACCCCATGCGGCATCCCCTGCGGCATCCCCTGCGGCATCCCATGCGGCATCCCATGCGGCAGCCCGTGCGGCAATCCCTGCGGCATCCCATGCGGCAGCCCGTGCGGCATCCCATGCGGCAGCCCGTGCGGCAGCCCGTGCGGCAGCCCGTGCGGCAGCCCGTGCGGCATCTGCTGCCCGCCATTGCTCTGGCGTCATCGCCTTGAGGTGTTGGAGGAACGCCTCGACGATGGGGGTTTCTGGCCCGTATTTCACGGCACAGGCCCGCCGATTGGGTTGTCGGTCACGACAGTCTCTCCCGTGTTTTCCGTTCGATAGGCGCTTCAGTGTCCTTGGCGGGTAGCGCCTTCAAAATGACAGCGCCAAGGGCCTCGCGGGTTTCTTTCGTCACGCGCGTACCGGGGTCGCATAACGCCAGCGCGGCCAGCATGGCTGTGTCCTTAACCGCAAGCGCCGCTTGTGCGTTGATAAGCGCGAGTGCCTGACCGGCAACGGCGGCAAGGACAACATCGCCCATCAACTCGGGCTTCCGTGCAATTAGTTCTCGGACGGCTATCAGCGCCCGTTGATCGTCCTCGGTCATTTGGCGGGTTCCTTCTGTGCGCTAACCACCGCTTCCGGGTCCGCGAACCCAAACATCGGCAGGAAGAAGAACGGCTGGCCGCGTTCGCGCATCAGAGCCGCGCCTTGGATTTCATTGGCAGCGTCCCATGCGGTAAACCACATAATATCCCATGTGGCATCCCATGCAGCATCTAGTACGGCACCGCCTACGGCTTCGCGTGTGGCAGCTCCCGCGCCGCCCCGTGCGGCAATCCCTGCGGCACCCCATGCGGCATCCCGCGCGGCAAGCCCTGCGGCTTCCCAACCCCCTGCGGCATCCCCTGCGGCAGCCCGTGTGGCATCCCATTGCTTCGGCGTCATCGCCTTGAGGTGTTGGAGGAACGCCTCGACGATGGGGGTTTCTGGCCCGTATTTCACGGCACAGGCCCACCGACCGAATAGGTAGCGCCGACCGGGGCTTGGGTGACGACCTTGGTTCCCACGGCCACCGGAGCGCCCTGTACATCCTCGCTGACCGGGCCGTAGCAGTTAGCCAGCATCGGGCCAAACAAACGCGCCCGCTTGGTCTTGGTGCAAGCAAACGAGAACATATTGCTGATGCTGGTGGTAGGGGTGCCCCCGGTCACGAAGGTGCGCGGGACGGCTGGCGTGTTGCGCTTCCACGTTGGGGCCTGAGCGAACTTCTCGCGGACCTGATACAGCGACCAGACTTGGTTTGGACCCGGTTGGGTGCAGGAGCCTTTCATGTTGCCGCCGGTAACATCCGCAATCGACGGCCCGTGCAGGACAGGGCAGACGGCCACTGCCTCTGGGTACATGACGACCGTGCCGTTGGCGGCGTTAACCGCGATTTGCTGACCCGTAAGCGTGGCCCCAGAGGCGGCGCACAAAGCGAACGGCTGGTGGCAGAACACGAACGTGTTGTCGGCGCGAGCCGGGGCGACCGGCAGCAGCAGGGCCGCTAGAGCGATATAGAGTTTCATTTCGTCACCTTTTTCTTTGAGCGGATTTCAGTCAGTCGGTCCATCAGCCGGGTCCATTGGGCTTCTCCCATCACAAAATCCTCCAAATCCGATAGCCACCCTCAACCTTTCGCATGGTGAACTTTAGGGGTCGAAGGGTCGAAAAATTAAAGCTACCCAGTCTTTCGACAAAAAAGCTGTCGCCAATTTCCATGTCCCTAAGCACGGAGCGGTTTGATTTTGGAATGGGCATTCCCTTTTCAATTTCCATCATCCCGCCACCTTCGGGGCCAGCCTACCGGGGGTAAGGGTCATGACTTCACCCGCTTCTTGCTGCCGCCGACCTTGCCATCACCGTCGCCGTCCATCTTTGCGATCTGGGCGCGGGCCTCGTCGAGCAGCGATTGCAGATACTGGGCCGTAGCATGAAGGCCCGACAGTTCGTCTCGCAGCTTGCTGATGGTCAGCCAAGGCAGGAGTGCGTCACGGATGTTCATTTGCTTACCCTACCATAAATCTCATCATTCCACCTTTCAACGAGGGCCATCGAGTGCGGTGACGCCTCCTTGAAACCGGGGCGCAGGGGCCGCAGCCCCTTCAGCGCCCGCAGACGCATAGCGATGGCCTGATCCAGATAGGCTTGCGTCACGAAGCCGCTGCCAGACGCAAGCAACTTTTTGTCGTCGTCGTAAATCGAATAGCCATGCACGGCTGACCCGCGCGGCGGCTTGTAGGTATCAATCTTAACTTCCATCACACAGTTCCTCTCGCATCATTGGAATGAAGTCCTTCAGGCGCAGCACAACCCGCCACTCCTGACCGTTCTGCCTAAACACTACCAGCGGCACTTGGCTTGCGGGCGTACAGGCTTCGATCTGCCTGACCCACTGCATCACGGCCAACGTCTCGCGGCGCTTGACCTCAATGCGGAACTTGCCAACCTCAATGTCATCCTCGCCGTTGCGCGCCTGACCCAGCTTGCGCTTGACGACCGTTCCCAACTCGTCTGTCAGGAGGGCGGCAAGCTCGTTTTCGCCGCGAGCGCCTTTGTTGCGGGACATCCTGCCGGTCATCACATTCTCCTAAAAAGGGATTTCGTCATCAAAAGGCACCGGCCCAGTGTACGGCTCTTTAGGGGCCTTGCTGACGGGCGCTTTAACGTAGCGGCTCCTCGCCATCATCTTGACCGGCGAAGGGGCTTCAGCAGGCTCTGGCGGGGCTACAAGCAGGGGCGTATGCGAACTGCATCCAGCGCGCTGCTCATCGCCAGTCAGTGAGCGGCCATGATGCGAGCAACGCCACAGGCCACCGGCATAGGGCATGGCTGACACGCAAGTGCGGCAATTGGTTTCTGGCGCAGCTCCGTGGTGGCAGAACTTGTACATATCGCACATCTTGCACTGCCAGTAGGTCGGGTCTTCGCTCAATTTAATCGGAGGCGTTTTGGCGGCAATCAGCCGATCTTTGCGCTCGACAATCTTGGCGTACTCCTTGGGATCGAAGTGAACCCATTCGGTGTGCAGCTCGTCGGTGTTTTTGTTGACTGCAAAATACAAGGCGCGGTCGATCTTGAGCAGGCCCATATAGCTTTGCATCTGGGCGTAATGCTGTGGCTTGGCTTCGTAAACGCCAGTCTTGATAAGCTCTCCAAAAGCCTTGTCGCTCATCGTTTTGACTTCCAGCACCGCCCACGACTTAGGCGCTTCAGGAAAGCCTTGGCCTATGCCATCGACGGAACCGCCGAAGTGGCCTGACTCGTCGCGGCACTCAATCTGCTTGCCGTCATCGTCGGTATGTAGGTCCACGCCTATGGCGCGCAGTTCCTCATAGACACGGGACTCCTCACGCTTGCCGGTGCCAAACAGGCGCTTGATGCGACCGGCAAAGTGCGGCTGCACCGCCCAGTGGAAGTTCAGCCAGACATAGCGGTCACAGTGGTGCCCGATCAAACTCGCGCCCATGTGTTCGCGGTGGTCGTCCGACTGGGCAGAGTACCAGTCGAATATCCTGCTTTTCGTGGTGTGAATCGGATCGGGCACCTGTGGCATTACTTTTCCCAAGCCTTCTTCGTGGTGGGGGCCGGGGCGGCGAAGTTCGTAGCCATGCGCGGCGCGCTCTGGGATTGAGCGGGCCTGTAAGTGATTACCTTGTTGCGCGACGGGTCTTTCCGGTCGATGTCCAGAATGAGCTTGAACGGCACATCATGGATGCTCTCGGTGTCCTTGGAGTGGGGTTTACCGCAGGCCACCAGCAGCCTTTTCAGGGCGATGCGGCTGATGTCTTCGGCTTGCTTGTTCGGGTTGACGATGTTCAGCCGTTCCCAAATCTTGCGACCGGCGCTAGGCCCGTCGATGATGTCGATCACCAGTTCGATGTACTGGCCGGTTCCAGCCTTCGTGTCCTTTATGTCGGAGGCAGACACCATTGCGGTGTACTCTCCGGGGGCCAGAGGCTCGAAGGTCGAGGGGCGGTCGTCAACGTAACTGCTGACATCAAAATCAAATGTGGGCATTGGTTTAATCCTTGTTGCTGATTGCGGTTTCGAAGGCTTCCCATGACAGCGGGATGCTGTCGGGCAGTTGATAGCGGTTTTTCGCCATGTAGGCCGGGCGCTCGTTGCAATAGAGCAGACGCTCGCCCGTCGAGATGCCCCGATTGGTGGTCTTGTTGAAGCCAACGTCATCGTGCTTGACGATGGTCTTGTAGTTCGCAAACAGCACGGCATCGCACCATTCGCGCACGAGAGCATTGGAACGCTCCTGTAGTTTCGGCTGGTAGCGGTCGAAGGGTTCAACCTCCGGGCTATCAAACCGCTTGATAGTGGTGTGAGCAATAAGGATCACCACCATGCCACGCTCAAGCCGCAGGGCGTTCAGGCCCTCCAGTATGACGCGCCACTTCTCAGCAGCGATGAGCGCCCCCTTGCCGTAGGCTAGGTCTTTGGCGTCGTGCTTGGCATCAATCTCGCCTTGAATGATGGCCTCCAGCCAATCAAGGCTGTCGATCACCACCGTGCCAAAGCTGTGGTCTTCTTGGTACAGCGTGGCGATAGCGTTCATCACATCGTCTGTGCTGGTCGCGATGGGGAAGTGCTGTACTGGCAAGGAGCCTAGCCCGTCCTCGGTGAGAATGAAGATCGGGTTAGGCGCACCGGCTGCAAACGTGGTCTTGCCGATGCCCTCCACGCCGTACAACTCAATGCGCGGAGCAGAGATGGTATCGTTTACGAGGATTGATTTGAGGTTCATCCTACAGCTCCACCGCAATGTGCGTCTTGGCGGGCTTGGAGTCGATCAACGGCGCAATCTCAAGCCACAGCTTCGGGTACTCGTCCCGAATAGCCTTGAGCTTGGTATCGTCCAACTCAAACTTGATCTTGATCGGCACGAGAGCCTGATCCCAGTCGTGGGTAAGATCATTCAAAGCCTCAACGTCTGCCTTGAACGTCGTCTTGGCTGTGCTGACGATCTTGAAGCCGGTATCAAGGTGCGTCGTCGTGCGACCTTCCTTGTTGGGCTTGATCTGCTCCAGCATTTCTTCCTCAATGGCGAGGCGCTGGACGTTGGCCTGACGTTCAAGGCGCTTGGCCTCAATCCAGTCAGCAGCAAGGGTTTCTAGGCTTTTCATCGTTTGGTTCCTGTTTGTGGCGACCCGCAGTCGGGCAAATCAGGTAGATCACCTATTTGTTTTCGGCGCAATATGATTTTTCATAAACTTTACGGTTGCTAATCTTTTTTAGTGGATTAGCGTGGCTGCTTCGCCTCAAGGAAAAATCAAAATGGCAAACATCAAGGGCCGCTGTGAGCCCGCCTATAGCATCGTTACGTCGTTCGGCGGCGTTACGCAAACGGCAAAAATATGCGGCATAACACTTGGAGCTGTAAGCCGATGGATGTCAAAGGACGGCGGCGGCGGCGTTATCCCTACAGCGCACTGGAAGGCCCTGCTGATCTATGGCCGCGCGCACGGCATAAAAATTACCCTGACCGCTCTTTCTGGAATAGTCCTTTAGCCTGACGCCACAAGGCTGCGCCATGAACAATTCAGACTTCCTGCTTGCCGCTTACGGTGAGCTGCAAAACAATTACGGCTGGACGGCATCCTTTGCCAGTGACCCCAACGACCCCGCAGCCGGGGCTTGGGCCGGTCAACAATGGACCGCAAAGCCCCTGCAGGCGGCGTTTATAAACTCGCGCGTCGAAAATAACAATTTTTACAGCGTCGGCGTAATGAACACGCCAGATGTGCCCAAGCGGGCCAAGAGCCTGTTCAAGCGCCTTGCCGTGCTGTTGGCAGACGATGCAGACCCCGGTTCACTGATGGGGCCAACGTCCTACATCCTCGAAACAAGCGCCGGGAATTATCAGATCGGCGTGTTCCTCGATCCTGACGACCCCGACACCACCAACGGCCCGCTGATCGACATTGTGCTGTCCTGCATGGCCTCGCGCGGCATTATCAATGCCGACGCCAGCGGCAACAACCCAGTGCGTTACGGGCGGCTTCCTAACGGCTGCAACACCAAGAAAACGGCCAACGCTTTTGCATCCAAGCTGCATCACTTTGACGGGCAGCTAGTCTATTCGCTTGAGGATGCAGCCGCGTCGTTTGGCATCGACTTGGCAGACGCACGGGAATGGGCCAAGAGCCCGCCGCTGCAAGAAGTGAAGTTCACCAATCCCAAGATGGATGGCGTTGAAGCCTTCAAGCAGCTTATCAACCCCGACCTTGCAGAACGTAGCTACCATGATCCGCTGCTGAAAATCAGCGCGGCGATGGTGTCGCGCGGCATGGATAAGGACGGCGCGCTGTCCATGATCCGCGCACTGATGCTCGCCATCAAGCCTGACGAGGGGCCGGAATTGTCGCGCTGGGAGGCCCGCTTTGGGCATGACCTACAGCGCATGGTAAAAGGCGCTGATAAGTTCGCACCAGAGGCGGGGCCAGATGATGAAAGCGTTGTCCTGACCTTGGATGAGCTGGAGGCTCGCACATTGAATGTTAACTGGCTGGTCAAGGGCCTGATACCCCGCGATTCGATGGGCATGGTGTTCGGCGGCTCTGGCACCTACAAGTCATTCATCAGCCTAGACCTTGCGCTGCACGTTGCACACGGTTTGGATTGGACAGGGCGGCGAACCGAAGCTGGGGCGGTCCTGATTGTCGCCGCTGAAGGCGGGGCCGGGATATTCCGCCGCGTTCAGGCTTGGCACCAGCACCACGGCCTAGAGCGGGCGAAGAATGTTTTTGTCTGCATCACGCCGTTGATCCTGTCCGAAGAACACAGCATGGAAGTGCTGCGTAACTCGATCTCGAAAATGCCGGTAAGCCCTGCCCTAGTCATCATTGACACGTTGGCCCAGACGTTCGCGGGCGTTGAGAATGATAGCAGCGATATTTCAGCCTATCTGAGGTCCATCAACAGTGAGTTGCGGGCTGAGTTCAACACCTCTGTAATTATCGTTCACCACTCAGGCCACACAGTCTCAGAGCGTCCGCGTGGATCGTCGGCCCTGATCGGCAACCTAGATTATATCCTTGGGGTGTTTCGGCCAGAAGGCGACGAGCGCACGGCTAGGCTGTCGGTCATCAAACAAAAGGACAGCGACAAGATCGACGACCTTTATTTTGATATGCGGCACATCGTTTTGGGCGTCGATGAGGATGACGAGGAGATTAGCAGCCTTGTGGCCGAATGTGGCAAAGGGCCTTCAGAGCTGGGCCGCACTAGCAAGTACGATGGCGCAGTCATTCGCGCATTGAGCGACGGGCCTAAGTCTGAGGATGAATTGCGGAAGATGACGGCTGAATTAAGCAATAACCCCACGACAGCCCGGAAGGGACTGCGTGAGGCTATTAACAAGCTGGAAGCCGCCCGTCAGATACGATCGCTTGGCGGCTCAGTATGGGCCTTGTCGCCTCACACTATCTAGCGCCAAAATACAAAACCATTCGGTTGAACGACGGACCCTTTTTAGGGGCATATGAAGTTATCGCTTGATGGTGGCCGCAATAGGATTTGCCTTTCGGGGCCTGAGCGCCGCACATCATAGCCTCGGCCATGTCGCCTAAGCGGTAATCCCCCTCGATAAATCGGCACTGGTTTGGCCTTATGTCGGCTAGGGCCAAGGCAACTTCCGAAGTGGGCTTTTCGTAAACAATTGGCTTAGGCGGCAGGACGCGACGGGCTTTGATATTCTTCGCCAAGTGCCATACTTTAGGCCGCGCCGTGGGCGCTATGGGCCTGTGTGGGGCATTGATAGAGGCCCCGACCACGCCAGCGCGGCGAAGCCTACGCAACTTGCCTATCACCGCGTTCCGGCTTCCAATGCCCATGTTTCGGGCTATCTGAGAAGCCGAAAGGCCCGCGTTAAACAGGTTAATTAGCTTAACAACGCGCTCGTCACTCCAGCCCTCATTCGGAATTGGATTGTTCTTCACGTGCTTTCTCCCTCGCCAGACGTTTGGCTGTGTGTGTTCGACCGGCGGCGCGGCCTATGGCGACATAATAGGCATGGATAAATTCAGGCGTTCTGGGCAGGCCCTTGATGCACCGCAATTGGCTTTCGCCCCGGCCATTGCGCCCGCCCTTGGCGCTGGCCTTTTTGCGTTGCTCTTTTGTGTAGGGTTTTTTCATCGTTCCTCTCTTGGGCGGCAAAGGGTGCAATTAAAGAACGTCTTGGTTTGGGCATCCCATACCGCGTGAGAGCCTTTGAACAATCTAGCGCCGCATCGGCACGTTGTCGCGTGTTGAACGGCTTGGGATTTCACGGCTCTAGCTCGCTGGCGCAAGCCTCGCAGATCAATCGTTCTTCGCCGTCGATGGTCGCCAACGTCGGCACATATTCCTGTTCTCCGCATTGCCAACAGCCGCTCTGGTCGCGGGCCATAACCTTGTCGTAAAGCTTCCAAAGCCCTGCGCGGCTCATACCAGCACCCGAATGACTATCGCCGCCAGCAGGGCAGCCCCGGCGACAACACAGGCCACGTTAAGGGTGCGCTCTGTAAGGCGCTGGAAGGCGCTAGGGCGGGCAAATTCGGCCACTTCGCCCGCCTGTAGGGGCAGGCCTCGGTTGGCCCCATGATTAAGCGCGCGGGCGTGGCTATCAAATGGCATTTTGGGTTGTTCGGAAGGCATGGCGTTTTCCTCTGGTAAGAGCGCGATAAGCAGCGCGCGAGCGGTCATTAGGCGATGCAATATTTCCTCATCGTCGGGCGCTAGGTTGTGGGCCGTTTCCAGTACCAAAGCCTCAGCCAGTATGGCGACGAAATAATCGGGTTCGGGCAGATAGGCCAGCTTGGAGGCGCGATATGGGAAGGCGATTATCTCAGCCATTGGCTAAATGTCCTTAAATTGGGTTAGTGGGATTTCGATAAGCGGCTCTATGTCGCTGGCGTCGCCTCTATCGGTGCGACCGCCTAGCAATACGCGAAGGGGGCTATTCGATACGGTTGTGAACATGGTTCGCCCCGGCCATGCGACCACGAATAAGCCGGGAACGTGGGCGGTCTGGACTAAGGCGTTCATGGCCGACCATTTTGCGAGCGATAGCCAATAAGTCTCGAAGGTCCGCGTTCTGACCTTTATTTCAACAAAAGCCTCCAGCGTGTCGCCGCTGAACAGGGCATAATCGTAAGCGTAAAAGGCTTTCAGCTTTCGCACATCGTAACCCCAAGCGGTAGCTACACGTTCGGCTGTGTTGCGTTCGCGTTCGGTATCGCTTGGGGTTTCGTATGTGGGGCGCGTTAGAGCTTGTTTGCTATCCATGCCCACAAGGGCAGGCTGAGGGCATAGAGGGCCGCTAGGGTGGTTCCTAGGGCTAGCGTGATGAGTAGGCCGGTCATTGGGTTAGCCCATCCCTAGCCGCTTGCCACGCGGCAGTTGCTTGCACGGCCTCCATGACTGCATCGCCGTGTTCGATTTTGGCGTGGGAAAGCTCAATTTCGAACCCAAAATAGGCAAGCATTTTTACTTTTTCGTATGCTAGACGCTCTTTAGCGCAAGCCTCATCGTTCAAGCGCGCGGCGGCTTCGAGGGCTGGATTGCTCATGGCTATGCCTCCAAGCCGCGCAGGGCTTCGCGAACGCAAGTGACGTTATAGATAGCGCCGTCTGGCGTCTTTTCGCCACGAAGGGCGTTCGCCAGTTTGACGGAGCCAACGCCGGTCCCGTATTGCTTCACGAATGACAGGGCCATGCGGTAAAGCGGTTCATCGTTATTGATCCAAAGTGAGACGTTCCAAGCGTTCCAGCTACGGTGTCCGTTGTAGGTGTTCATGGTGGCGTGTCCTGTTGATGGTTGATGGTTAGGGTTAGAGTGGGAGCCGCCCCAGTGAGACGGCTCCGGCTCAAAACCTAATCCTCTGAGGGATAGAAACACAAGTCGAAGCCGTAGTAGGGATCGACGATCTTGCCCAGAGCGCCGCACAGGGCGAAGGACGCTCCGATGGCCCAGTCGTACTCTCCGGCCTCGTAGGCGACGCACCAGCAAGTATCGTCGTCGAAGTGGCGAGCCTCGCCGGGTGCGCGGATCATGACTTCCTTGTCGGGGTCATAGCCCTCGTCGGCTGCGATGCTGCTCGCCATAAACCGCCTTGGCGGCTTGCTCTGCGTTCATGGTGCGGGTGACGACGTTGGCTAGGCGGGTGGCGTAGGACATTGTCTTGGTTCCTTCGTTTGCGGGGTTTACGTTAGGGTCTACTGA